GCATGGTTTCTTTTTATCTGCCGCTTGTTGCCAATCGTTTGTAAACAACAATACTCCTTGAACCACCCGATTTTTACTTGTTAAGTGGCCTGTTTACGCGGCCTTTTTGGACGGGATATACACCGACCGCCCGCCGATAGCCCGATGGCGAACAGAAGCGGCATCGCCGAGAGTCCAATAGAAAGCCCCCGACCACCGACCAAAATTCCATCTACCGCCTAACTCAGCGACCCGCCAACCAGCGTTATAGTTCCAATAGTAGTCACCGACAGGAACGGCGGTGCTACCGTTGTGTTCGGCGGGAACAAACAGCCAATCGAAGTTTTCAGAGTAGCCAAAGGCGGAAACATAGCCCTCACCGTAGCAGGGGCAAATCCCGGTATCCTGATAAGGCGCGTTCCCGGTATCGTCTGCAAAGCCATGATCTGCAACGTACAGTCTGCCGAACTTACCAGCCGCATCAAAGGGGGTGGGATTCTGGATGTTCATACCATCAACCCAACCCCAGATATTGCCCCAGAAGTTTTCCTCGCCACGATAGGACACGATCTGAATACCGTTCGCGTTGGTAACTGCGCCGGAATCGTTGCCCAGTTCGGCAGTTGCGCCCGTATACTCTGCCATATTAGACGAACTATCATCCGTCTTAGAAACTGCGCCGTTACCAATAGCGGACTGCATATTGAAAGAAGCGTACTCAACAAGCATGAGCAGTTGAGAAGCGGCCACGGTTGCGGCGTATGCCTGTTCCCAGCCCTTGCCGCGGTTGTTTGCCAGCTTGCGGGTATTGGCACGGGTCAGATTTTGGGTAAGGCCGGACATGGGCTTAACAGCGGCGATGCTGGAAAGCATATCGGCGGAGAAGTCCGCCACCTGTGCATCATCCAGAATGTAAGCACTTGCGGACGCATCCCAAAGAGAACCCTCAAAGGCGGCCAGATAGATATAGTCGTTTTCGTTGCCGTTCTCCACGAAAGCCGGATGCACCTTGAACCCGGTTTCCGGCTCATCACAGATGTAATAGCGAATCTTGCGGGTGTAGTGGCCGTGATTCTCGCCCTCTGTCACGATTTCGGTTTCCAGCGGTACGACCTTGTAATAGAACTTAGGCTGTTCCACCATTACCTGTACAGGAGTACCAGCGGCATAAGTACCCGCATACTGTCCGCTTTCAATGGTGACGCTCTGCGCCAGCTTGCCAGTAGTGGAGAAAGCACCCTCGCCGTAGTAGGCTACAACCTTACCGTCATTCGTGACGTTGCAACGGCGGCGACCGCCAAAGCAATGCACCGAATCAAAGGCGTGTCCGCCAGTCTTGCCGAACGCGCCCGCCAGTCTGGTAAACTTCTTGTTCTTGAAATCCACCTCAACGCCGTAAATGTGGGCATCGGTGTAGCCTACGAACGTCTGAAGATCAGCAATCTTTGCTTCCAGTTCCTGAATATCGCCAATCGTGGCAACGGCGGCAGGGTCAACTTTCAGATTCACGCTGTCCGCATTGCCCACGGTGGTAACAAGCTGGATGTATGCGCCGGAAACGGTGATCCCGTTGTAAGGCGGCATATAGCAGTTGCCAGAAGTTTCAATGGTGACAGCGTACAGGATTTCGCCCGCATCCGGGTCTTTGGCGTACAGGCCAAGGGCTTTCATGTTGTAACCAGCGGTCAGATCGGTATTGGTGAAAGCCGCTTCCAGCTTGATAGCAACATTGTTTGTGATCGTCTTTTTGGAAATAAGGCTTGTCTGCTTCACGTTGGAAAGAGCGGTAAGGGCTTCCAACTGCGACAGGGTGTAGGTGGTGCTGGACGCGGAAACTTTGGTAAACTCAATGTTACCCACGCCCGCAATCATCTTAGCAATCAAAGCCTGTCCTTTTGCCGTGATAACCAGCTTAGAAAATTCTGCCATAGTGATATTTCCTTTCTGTTTTAGTTCATTTCATTAAATTCAGTGAAAACAACGCCCGCGCTGTTCAAAGCATCGCTGTTTACATTGAACTTTTCGTTGAAGTCGTTTGTGATCGTTACCGATACGCTACTTACCAGACCACCGCCATGAATGGCCGCGCCGTCAACTGTGGGGTGTTCGGTGCTGTCATTCGTGATAAAGAGGTGTTCGGTGCTGATCGGTGCGCCACCAAAGCCCGCTCCACCGTTGACAACGTGGTTTTCCTCGCTGTCGTTGGTGATAAACTGGAAAGCCGCATCGACTGTGCCGCCGCCCACTTTCGTATCACCCGTGATAGAGTGGTTTTCTTGAAAGTCGTTTGTGATAAAGAAATTTTGCACAAAGCATACGCCGCCACAAATTAGAGCAAAGCCGCTCGCATTGCATGGAATGTTGTTCCGGGAAACAACGATCATGTTGCAAGGAATCATGGTATCAAGCGTAAAATCCAGTTCTTCAGCCTGTCCGAAAAGTTCAAGGTCTGTGAAAATGGAAATCTTGTAATGATCGCAGTCCTTAACAACAGTGAAATTGTTTTCACCACACAAGGCAATCAGCTTACCCAACAGGGCTTTCAGCGTGTAAGGAATGGTATTGAACCACCGCGTTTGCACTCTGGAACGGCGGCTTTCAAGGGTATCTTCCTTAGATGGTAAGATGTTCAAAATTTGTTCAAAGCGGCTGATTCCGTATTCATCCGCCGTTGCTATGAACTCATTTTGAAGAACCTGATCCGTTGCGTTCCAAACAAGAACAAACTCCGGGTTTTCCGCTTCCAGTGTTGCCCGGTATTCTTGAAACTCTGCCATGATGGGCGGTAGATAAGACACAAGATCGACATTGCGGATCATGCGCTTGCACCCCCAAACATGGGAACTTCATACCGCCCCAAGGCTAAGTTCTCTGCCGTGCCGTTGATCCGCGTGTTGTCAATATCTACAATGCCCTTGATACTTAAAAGCCTTGTTTCGATCTGACTTACACGCACCACAAGGAACGCCGTATCAGCCCACGATTTGCGCAACTCTAACAGGTAATCAGAAATTGCCGTGTTAATGGAGTTTTGCAGATTAGACCAGCTATAACCGCTATCAAACGTCAGCGTGGTTTTCACTTGCACCTGTACCGCATCCGCGCTCTTAACCGAAACAACGTGACCAATGGGGGCTAAACCGTATCCATCACCCGCGTTTTCGGGCGGGTCAATGGTGTTCTGGACGGTTTCAAGCAGAGTGCTTGATGCAATGCCATAGTCAGAGTTAAGGATCGTAAGAAGCACCGTTCCGCCCGTGGTGAGTTTCTTTTCTGCCGCCGCTGTGTAAACGGTGCGCAACCAGTCCGCCGCATCCCCGGAAAGGGTGTTGATTGTGGATTCATACCACGATTTCACCTTGACAGATGGGATCATGGACGCGGGGGAAATATCGCTGTTCCATACCCGCGTTACCTTAGTGCTACCAACGCCGGGAATGCTGTTGGTTTTAGTAAGGTAATCTTGCACGTTGCCGCCGAACGCCTTTTCGTTGAAAGAATCAAAGTACCGCTTGCGCAAGGCTTCGGTATCTTCCTCATCCTCGCCGGGGATCAGAACGCCCGTAAGTTCGGCAGTTTCCAAACCCTCAATGTATTCAATCGGGATCATCGTTCCCAACTGCTGATTACCAACAACGCCGGGGGTTTCGCACTCAACTTTATATTCACCGTCCGCAATTTGTTCAACAACTTTGAAGTTGAGTGAACTTATATTGAACCGTTTTCCCGTAACATCAATATTTTTCGGGGTGAACTCGCCTTTTAAGATTGCGTGGGTTGCCTCGTCCGGGGCAATGCCGCGTTCTTTGCAACGGCGGATCAAAAACTCACGGCTTGCCGTGTCGCCGTATGCTTCACGCAAAATCGTGTCAAGTTCGATATACAAAAGCTGAAATTCAAACGCCGTTGGGGAATGGGTGTCCCACAAAATAGAACCCTCGCGTTTGTCGAATTTGTCAGATACCCGTTTGAGCATCCGATCAAGAATCACTTCATGGGTTTCGCTCTCATACATCAAAAATTCACCTCTCTTTCTGCTTGAACATCTCCAAAGATGGTATGGGCGGTAAAGGTGCAATGCACCACGCCTTTTTTGGACGTGTCAAAATCGAAGTCCGAAACGCTTGTGATCCGATCATCACAAGTGAGGGCTTCCGTGATCCTGCGCTCCAATTCCGGGCATACCCATGCAACGGGCTGTCCGTATAGGTCAATCGTTTCAATGCCGTAATTCCACGAATAGATAACGTATTGATAGCGTTCGGTTTGCAGAATCTTGAAAATGGCTTGCCGCATTGCTTCTTGACCGTCCGTGTACCCACGAATCACCTTGTTGTCAAGTTGCATTAGGTGGGTATAGGTAGGCTGTTGGGTGATCTCAAAATCCTTATCCAGAAATCCAGTAGTTGACGGAATCATTATACCCACTCACCTTTCACTTCTGGAATTGGCTTGATACGGTCAATCACAATGTACTTCTGTCCTCCTTGCTCCCGGATCAGCAAAACTGCGTCACCTTTTTTCAGAGCGTTATAGACTTTCATTTTCTTCTTGTTTTTGACCTTGTATTGCAAAGTAACAGGTTGAGTTGGGCCGTGTACGCCTGTATGATTATGTTGTAATTTTTCGGTTTTCAACGAAAATTCAACGTCACATTCATAGTCGGTGACATTCCGGCACAACACAAGCTGTTCTTCTTCCAAAACCAGCTTTTGATCTACTTGAATTTTCAAGGGCGAATCGCTTGTGACCTCGCCATAGCATACTTGTGTAGGTTTGGACGCTTCATATACTTCTTTTGCGGCTCTTTTGATTTCTCGTAAGAGTGCAGTATAATCAGGCAACAAATTCACCCCCTCGAAGTGTTAGGGTCATAGAATGTTCATCCAGCTTGAAAGTGTGGGTTGCCCGCTCCACAAGCATGAAGTTTTTCACTTTCATATCTCCCAAATCCAGATTTACAATAATCATGCTCCCCGCTCTTACTCTAGGATCACCAAAGGCGTTCTGAATCTTCAAGTTTCGGGTCTTTTGATTGTATAACTTCAAAAGTGCGTCCGCTTTCGATTGCCCGTTTTCGCCTTTGGATAAAGTATCGTAATACTGTAAAACGCCCCATTCGTTAATGTGTCCGCTGTCCTGCGCAATGTAAACATCCCGCTTGCCAGTGGATTCATTTTCATAGGTCAGCTTAATTTTGTTATAGGTGCTATTGTCAATGCTTGCCGTATATTCAAAATTTTCGCCCGTCACTTCATCAATCATAAAATACGCACCCTGTTCACCAACGCGCATATCAGAAAGATTTTTGAGGGTCAGCTTTCCAAAATCATCATACAGAACGAACATTTGCTTTGTGTTCTGCATGGTGAGATCAAGGGCGTTTTCGATCATCTCAAAAAGTGAAGTGTTATCTTCCACTCTTGAGGGGATTTTATAGCCCGTATCTGCGATACTTCCTAAATTCAAGTTGAAGTCGGCACCGACCATTTTTATAAAGTCGGATGCAGTTTTGTTTTTATAAACATAAGTATCCTTATTTTTCAGATACCGCAACTGATCGTAGGCGGTGATCTTGACAGGTTCATCCTTACTTCCTTTCTGTGTAAAGGCAAAACCAAAGAAAACAGGCTTGCCATCCACCTTTAAGCGGACGGGCGAACCCTCGGTAAACTTGATGATCTCATCCCGTACAATGGTAAATTCCAGCTTGCCGGGGTTGCTTCTACGTTCCGTAGTCCATGTGATACCCTCTTGAACAGCGGGGAAATAGTTCTGCCCGCTTTTCGGATCAGTAATCATAAATTCTACGTTCATAAAAGCACCCCCTTTTAGCTGGATTCCGGCAAAGTCAGGACTTGACCGGGCTTAATTAAGTTCGGATTGCCGCCGATAACGGACTTGTTGGCGTTGTAAATATCCGTATACTTGCTACTGCTACCGTAATACTTCTTTGCAATGGCACAAAGAGAATCGCCGGATTTCACAGTGTAAGTCTGTCCAGCGGTAGGCGTGGGGGCGGTTTCTGCCGACCTCATAGCCTGTACCGTGGCTGTGATCGTGGAATCATCGTTTTCTTGAATATTCACAAGTTTTGTTCTGTAATCTCGCCATTGCTTCAGATTGATTTTCACCGTCAAATCTAAGCCCTGTCCGGCATCCTCAACGATGGTATAATCTTCAAGCGTGACTTTAAGATTAGTGGAGAACAAAATCCGTCCGTTCGGCTTCATCCGAACAACAATGAACTGAAACGGTTTTTTGCTTGTTTTCAGGCGTTCAAAGTAGGCAAGAAAAAAACTTGCTCCCAGAAAGCCCGACTTGTACAGAGCAAACGGATAGTTAGTTTGCGGGATCATGCACTCAAATTCAACATCGGTCAACTCTGCTTTCTTTAACAGGTTGACTTGCCCCTCATCAATCAAGGTGATTGTTTTGTTGGCGTTGTTGATTTTGGTTGTGATCTTGCTAGGGGTAACGGGCAGTAAACAATACTTCAGGAAAACCATGTAACCATTGCTCATTACTCATGCACCCCCTCTGCGGCTGTGTCGATTGCTTCAGCTACACCCTCTGCCATAACAGAAACAACACCATCCAAATCCATACCGTTAGAAATGTTGTTATTCATGCCAGACATATCAATTTTCACTTCAGCAGTCGTAAAGCGGTTTATTACTTCCTGTTCGGCAATATCTCTCAGATACTTCAAATCTTCATCCGTAATATCCAGAGAATTTTTAATTGCCCCGGTGTTTCCGGCAATATCTTTCACACCGTCACCAATGCCCGCTGTGTAATCGCTAAGATCAACAGAGGGTGCAATGGAATCCATGTTGAAAGTTTTGTTGAAAAAGTCGGAGATTCCACCGACAACGCCATCTCCAAAATCTGCACCCATGCTGAACGCATCCCCGTAGGAAATGCGATCCATAGTGTAATCAGACGGATCAAGCGTTTTCGGCTTGTCGCCCCCGGCGTTCTCAACAGTGGTGTTGATTTGGGCTTGAATCTTATCTTGAAATCCTTGAACTGCGCTTTGCAGATCAGAACCAAAGATAGTATCAAGAATACCAGCCGCCGAAGATACGATAGACACGATGAAGTTAAACAGCGATAGGAACATAACTTCAATCGCGGCGATTGGATCATTGAAGATCAAACCGAAAGCCGCCGCAAAATTGGCAAGCATATTCCAGAAACCCACGCCCAGCGTGATAACGCTGTTAATCAGGGAGATAATGGTATTCAGGATGAACGCACCGCCTACGGCGATAACACCCGTGATAATACCAACGCCGGACTGTGTAACGCCCGTTACCTGTGCGATTGCGTTTGTAACCGCCAAAAGCACAGCTATAAGGGCGATAATGCCAATAACAATCCATGTGATAGGACAAGCCAGCAACGCGCCATTTAAGCCGTTTTGCGCCGCAATCTCTGCGGCTGTGGCGGCTGTCAGCGTACCAGTTGCCGCCGCGTGTACCATCATTACCGCCGCCGTTGCAAGGTGAATACCGTTGCCGATTATGTCAACAGCGTTCACCGCCAGCCGTGAACCGTAGTAGGCCATCAATGCCGCTGTTACGCCGCCAATGATGGGAGAAATCCAACCCCAGTTGTTGGCTACCACATCGGCAACGGTAAGTGCGCCCTGTGCGATCCACGAAAGGACTGTAAGCATGACCTGTAAGCCGCCTGTAATGCCCTGTACAACGGTTTCGATGGTAGGCCAGTTACTATTAACGGCATCAACGAAAAGCAGTACACAAGGGTATAGCCGCCCGCCGATCATCTCTTCCATATCGCCCCAAGCGTTTGTCATCTGGATGATCTTTCCCTCCGGGGTGTCGCTCATATTCTCATACAAGCCCGCCCAAGATTCTTCAATGATTTCGGAAATGGTAGCCGCCGCTTGCATATCACTGGACATATTGGCGTATTCTGCGCCTAACTCCTGTGTGATCTGTGCTTGCGTTGCCGTCCCCTCAATAATTGCTTTCTGAACATCCGTGACTTCAAATCCCTTTTTCGTCATAGCGTCATACGCGCCGGACATCATCTTACCCAAACCCGTTGCGTAATCGACTAACGCCGTGGAATCCAGCGCACCACCGCCGCTCATACCCATAGCGTAATCTGCTAGGGTGTCCATCATCGTTGTAATAGCGTCCGCGTCCGTGAAGTAGGTGGAAAACTCGCCAGCCGCCGCAATCATAGCTTCATCGCCATAAATGCCCCGGCCTTGAATCTCGCTTGCCTTACTCGTGATCTGATCGAAAGCCGCTGTCAACGCCTGTGTTTCAGCAGAAACAGGCACTTTTACTTCATCAACGCTGTTCTGAATAGCGTTGATCTGCTTCACGGCATCCGTGGTATCAGCCGAAACGTCAACTTGATACTGCGCCACGGCATCCGTGGTCAGCATATTCGCTAAGACGCTTGCAAGCTGTGTTTCCGCATTAAGCTGTGTGTTAAATGCCTGTGTGGTTTCGCCCACAAAGTCCAGTGCTTTCTTTACGCCCGCAATGCCAATGAAAGAAGCAACCGCCCCTTTGATGGTCTGTGCAAGCATATTCGCTTCAACTGTACCTTGTTCGATGGTGGAGTTAAAACGCCCCTGTTCGTCCACGTTGTCACGAATATAGCGTTCTGTGCCGCTCACGGTTTGCGACAACCGCAAATAAGCATCATTCGCCGCCTGTACGTCCATGTTGTCAACGGCACTGTTAAGGGCTTGTTGTGCCTGTACAGCTTGATCCAACTGCCCCCGCAACTGTTCCAACTCCGAATTAGCGGCGTTAGTACCCATGTTTAAGGGGTTGTTCTCAATCTGCACGATACGATCTTGAATCGCCTGTAAGCGGCTTTGCATACCACTTAGATCAGTAACCGCATTCGCGGGGAACAAGTCAACGCTTGCCGCCGTTTCTGCGATCCTCTGTTGAGTGTCGTTCAATGCGGCAAGCATTGTGTTGGCACTCTCTATTTCCTGCTGGAAACGCTCTATGCCCGTGTTCTCAAACACGTTCATATTGTCAGCTTGCCAGTTAAACGGAACATTTACCGGGGCTTGTGTAGGCTCAACCTGTGGGGCATCCTGCACGGTGGGCGTTGCGCTGTACACCTGTGAGGGAACATTGCCCATCAAGTCATTAAGACGCTCCTGCCGCTCAATTACGTTGTCAATCGCACTTGACAGACTGCCCAACTGCAACTGTGCAACGGACGAATCAAGATCAAACGGGTTTGTTTTCAAGTAATCAAACGCGGTCTGCATTTGGCCTAACTCGCGGTTGATCTCGGCAATCTCTGCCGCCGAATCCTCCGGCATGACGAATAGGTTTTGACCCACGTTGTTAATTGCGTTCTGATAGTTCAAAATGTTGTTCAATCTAGTTGAAATATCTTGAATCTGTTTTTCAGATTCAGACACGCCAGAAAGTTCAACAGGTACGGTGATACCATCGGGAACGTCAATTTGCGGCTGTTCCGTAATTTCAGCACTCACGGGAACTTCAATCCCCGCGGGTACGTCAATTCGGGGTTGCTCTACAACTTCCGCTGTTACAGGTACGGTGATACCATCGGGAACGTCAATTTGCGGCTGACTTTCCACAACGGGAATCACCGGGACTGTAATGTTTGGAGTTGCAACCCCTAAATCTGGTAAGGTGGTGTCTACATCTCCAAAGGAAAAAGAGGGTGCTTCAATGGCTTGCATCGTATTTTCAAAAGACTGCATCGCCGCCGTAGCCCGGTTAATACCGCTCATATCTACGCCCGCGTTCATTGCGGATTGCACGTTTTCAATAGCGATAGTGCCAGCGTTTGCGGCGTTGACAATATCCATCATAGGATCAGAAAAATTGTCATACAGTTCGATTGAAGTCTTGATAGAAGCCATTTAATCACCGTCCTTTCCGACTTGCTTTCCTCTCAAGTTCTTTTTTCTGCCTTGCATCATCTTCTTGTTTGATCTTGATGGACGCGATCACGAATGCTTTTTCCCGTTCATCCATTTCAAGAAATTGGGATGGTAAGATGTGCAATTTCAAGAGGGCATAGAAAGCAAAACTTGCTTCCCAATCGCCCTCTTCAATTAGTTTTTTGCTTCATCCACCAGATCGTTGAAAGAAGTGTTGAAGCCCTGAAGATTCTGGACAAAGGCAACCAGAGCGTTGTACTCGCCCGGATCGTCCACCATTGCCATTAGCAGATCATCCGGCTTTTTCACGCCGTAGCTGTTCTGAAGTTCGACATTGTACAGATCGGGGGTGACGATGGACTTGATAAGCAGTTCCTTAGTGTACTTGCTACCGTCCACATGGGGGCGGTACAGGTTAGGCTTACCAGTGACGGGAACTTCTTTGGTGCAATCCTCGCGGATTTCATCGTTTTCCTTAGAGGTGATATGCCGGAACTCCCAATCAAGGGGCTTGCCGTTGGCATCGCACAGAGAAGCGGTAACAGGGTGGAAAACGTTTTCCTTAACCTTTTTGTTCGCTTTCATAAAATAGGAAAAATTAGACATTTTCTGTACCTCTCATTCTTTACAAAGAAAGCCCCCGAATGGGTACATTTCCACATCCGGGGGCAACGATCTTAGTTAGTGGCGAAACCGTCCAGTTCGGTGAAATCTTCCGGGATGGAATAATCATCGAACGTGCCGGAAATATCCTCATCCAGATACTCCGAATCGGCATCGAACTTAGCCAGCGTGCCGCCATCGGTCAGACAGTCGTAGAAAACAACGGTCTGACGCTGTGCCGCGCTTGCCGGGTCATCGTTCGTGACCTGAATTTCAAAGTAGGTGTCCTCGCCCGTGCGCTTGAAATCTGCCAGACATTCACGCATCACAGACTGATTGTAATGCGCCTTGCCGGAGTAAGTGCCTTCCTGTGCAACGGATTTGTGGCCGATCATAATAGTGCCAAGGCGGGGAACTTTGGATTTGGTCTTGTCGATCTTTGCTTCAAAGTTGATGATCTGCATGAAGTTATAGCGGCGATCACCAATAGTGACAAAGCATTCCGCCAGACGCGCGGAAATCGCGTCCTTAGACTTCATAAAAACATTCGTAGGCTGTGCCATACTGCATTAACCCCCTTTCTTTAGGACACGCAAACGGACATATACAGCTTGCCCATTGCGTTGATAACAGAGATTGCGCCAGAAGTCACAACGGACTTTTTGGTGTCGCCCTGTGCAACCGTAATATCGGAATCCTTGAAATCCTCGATAGCACGGATTTTCTGAAGGTCGTTGTGAAGCTTCACAAGGTCAGCCCAAAAAGAGGTACGACCCGCCGCATCGTTAGGAACTGCGCCCAGATACTTAGTCGCAAACAGAACGGCGGTATCATTGGCGATCTGATCGATCACGCGGATAGTCTGGTTATCCTTGAAAACATCACCGCAAGTATCAGTGGTAGATACCATAGTGTTAATATCATCAAGGACGCGGGGAACGCCGTTGACGTTGTGGAAAGTGAACTCACCCGCCTTGATAGCCTTTTCAAGTTCTGCCTGTGTATAGTTCAGATCGGGGGTGAACTCACCATCATAGATCACGTTCTGGTTCGACTTGTTGACCTCACAGCCGCCAGCCGCGCCAGTGACCCAGTAAACAAGGCTTGCTTCATCTGCGCCATTGTCCAACACCTTGTTTTTGACGCTGATAGTACCCATGTAGTCCGCTTCCTTGTACTGATACAGGACAAGCTGGAACTTCTTACCGACCTCATCACGCATACGCTTGTTGAACGATGCAAACAGGCTCTTAGTTGCCTTGTCAGTGGTGACAACGCCCATAGAGTTGAACGCATACGGTTCAATCTTATCAAGATAGGTCTGGTATGCGTCACTCGTACCTGCGCCATTCTCGCCGCCAGTGAGCGGAGTAGAAGCGGTAACGGCAAGCGTAGCATCCTTTTTGAAAGCAACATAGTCGTTGTCAGTCAATGCGCTTACCTTGTCCACGGTCTGTGCATCCACCTTAGACAGTCCCATATAGGTGGACACATCAAACAGAGAATCGTTATCTGCGTTCTTCTGGATCACGATCTTCAGATCGTTGCCGCGCGTACCGCTGTACTTTGCCGTAGCAAAAGTGTTGCTTGCTTTCTTGCCGCCGCCGTTCAGACGATAGGCGTACAGGGTCTTTGCTTTCTTGAAAAGATCACGCAAGCCTTTCATCTTATCATCGGTATAGGCGTAGCCGAACAGCTTCATAGTGGACTTCTGGAAATCACCGTTAGTGACTTCAAAAACGCCGCTTTCATTGCCCCAGTCCAGCATAAGGGGCATGGTAACGGTGCCACGATCAGACAGCGTAGCGGATGCAGATGCAAGCGATACGAAGTTGATGTAAGCACCGGGCAGAATCTTGTTCTGCGTTACGAAAGTACCGCCGCCAAGTGCCATTTTACTCACCTTTCCTTTCTTTAGATAGGTTTCTTATAGTATTCTTTGATAAGATCATCCACCTGTTCAATGGTGTAAGTCTTATCATCTTCCAACAGCGCGTTAAGCAGATCACGCCGATTGAACCAGCGATCCGCTTTCACAAGCTGTTCTTTGGTAAATGCGGGCGGCTGTTCAGCCGCTTTAGCAGTCGTGTTTTTAACCGCCATCGTTCACATCTCCTTTGATCTCCAATGTTTCCATCGGCTCACAGTCGTATTTCTTAACCATGAAGCAATCATAATTCACGAAGAAATTCAACACATTATCTACGATCTTATGATTCATCTTGTCGCCGCGCATCAAATCCCCGTCAACCGTGATAGTTTCCAAACAGTTACACAGCCGTTCGGCTGTATCGTTGCACTCCGCCTTTGCCCTATCCAGATCAGCGGGAAAGAACTGGATGCAGAATTGATGTTGCCTGAAATATCTACGATCACGGAAAAGGTTGTGCGTAGGCTCTAAGACGGAAATAAAAAAACAAGGCTCTTTCAAGCCTTGTTCCTCTTTCTCCGTGTAAGTCGTGTAATCATCGCCAAATTCAGCATTTAAGGCAATGCTGATAGCTTCAATAATTGAATTTATCATTTGATGCACTCCCCTAAAAACTGCTTAATCTTTGCTTCAAGGACTTGCGGGGCTATCGTTTGTATTTCCTGTTCGGATATGGTGAGCATGAATTGACCTTGCACCCAACCTGTGTGATTAGCTGTTCGGTGTCCATACTCCACATAAGAAGCATACTCAACGGGATTCACAATATCAATCGTCAAGAGGTTTCCTTTGTGATTGATCTGCAACGAATCGGCGTAGGCTTTGGCATCGCCCCGGCCTTTACCGCTTGCCGCTTCTTCATGCGTTGCTGAAGTCCAGCCCCGGCGCAACGTGCCGCCCATCTTTCCAGAGGGGTTTACACGTTTGGTGTAGGTATCGCCCGCCTTGTGGTGTTTGGAATCCTTTTTAGCAACCACCGTTATTTCTTTAGAGTAGTCGCCTACGGGTGTTCGCTTGATAACTTTGGCAAGTAGTCGGGCGGCTAATTCTTTCGCACAGGCAGAAATGAACGATTCAACATCTTTTTGTTCAATCTTGTTCAATTCCTGTTGAAGTTTTTTCAAATCCCCGGCTGAAACCTTTCCCATTCGTGCCATCAAGCCCACCGCTCAAACAGTGTGAGGATGATTTCTTGATGGGTGGGATATACAGCAGGAACGCCGCTTGCGGAATAGGCGTTTTTTGCTCCGTCTTGCTCCACAATGATCTTTGATCCTGCCTTGATTTTCACATCCGGAGGGAGAAATAGCTTTGTGCCTTGCGTAAGGCTTGCCGCCGTTTCGGTTTGTGCTGTGGCATCCAGCTTTTCAAAGGACAGCTTACAGGGCTGATTTTCGATTACTGTTACTTCTGATTTATGGGTAATTTTGGTTTGCTCGTCCCTTACATCCCGGCGTTCCACAACGGAACAAAGCCCGGTATAGTAAGTTTTTTCGATTGCCTTTCGTGCCGCTTTTCGGGCGGCTTCAAGTGCGCTTACCATCGAATCCGCCTATAACAAGCAAATTCGCCTTTCCCATAAGTCAGAAGATAACTGATAAAGGCCGTTAGCCGCTGTTCAGCGGTTTGTGACCCCTCTCCCGTGGCAAATACAGTATTGGTATCACCCGTCTGTATCTGCTTCACAGCATAATCTAAATCAAGCCCTGCAATGCTATCCGGCGAAAAAGTTTTCTTTGCCGTTAAAAACTCGCCTACTGCCATATCAACCGCGATGCAAACCAGCCCGTCCGGGATAGAGGACACGTTGCAATCGTTCTTGATAGAACTTTCCACCTTTTGAATACAAAAATTCAAAATGGTTTCATCCCCATCTTTAATATCATATCCAAAAGACTGCAACCGCGCTTTTACCATATCCAGCACTGGAAACACCGCCTTACTTAGCCACGGGAAATGATACGGGCGATGGGAACGGCCTTGTGCGCAATGGTATCAGTGCCGTTGCTCACCAGCGACCAGTTCTTGCCGTTTTCCAGTTCCGCGTTGGTAGGGCTGTTCGTAGTCTGCACCGCCTTGAGGTAAGAGATACCAGCGACAGAAACAGCGTTGCGCTTACGGGAAATCAGCGTATCCTCGCCGCCACGGGTCTTTGCATCGCGCACCATCTCATAGGGGACTTTTGCGCCAACGGATTCAAAGCCGATTGCACCCTCGCCCAGAACATAGGTGGTATACAGGGTAACGTCACCGCCAGTTTCTCCCACGTTCTTAACCTCGGCGGGCATGGAATCGTCAATCAGCACAAGACGACCATTCCAAGTACCCATGCCCAGATCACGCTCCACGCCCTCACTGTCGGTGTACTTCAGATAGCCCAGCAACTTCATGTTCTCAAGATTAGTTGCAACGGTGGAGTGGCAGATCACAAGGCTAAACTTGCTCTTGTTATCGCCACAAGCCTGCTGAATGGCACTGTTGAGGGTGGTTGCGCTCACCATCATATCATCGGTGGTCTTTGCATCCGTGGTGGGGGCGGAAATATCGTAGGTGTGGGCGGACACAAAGGCGGCGTTAGCGGTCTTAATGTTGCCCGTGCCAGTGGCGGACATAGAGAAAATACCCTTGAGGATAGCAAGGATAGTGTCCTGATCCCGATCATTCCAATAGCGGTTGATCTGGTTTCGGACGTTCGCCATGAAGTCCACGCCGCCAGTCACGTCATAGGAGAAATCGGCTTCAGTCCAGCCCATCATACGGCCATAGGTGAAAACGCCCTGTTCAAAGGTATCAGTCTTTTCGGGGGTGAGGTTAGACACACCATCATAGTTCTGTGCGTCACCGCCGATCAGACCGAAAAAAGGCAGGACGGCGTACACAGTGCCAGTCTGTCCGTTGTTGACGAAAGTTTCACGAAGTCGCTGATCTGCGACAATCGCGCGGCTCTCACGAAGTTTGTTCAGCTTCACGTTGGGAATGGCGTTCATGTAAACACCAAAAGCCCGCTCGTTGAAACTCTTTGCATCGAATTTGCTCATTTGTATTCAATCCTTTCTTTGAATTTTTGAACTCTGTTGTTAGGTTGCCGCATCCGGGTTAGCTTCAATGTAAGCGGTCAGCTCTTCAAGGCTCATCTTAGACATATCCACCTTAGTACCGGGCTTCACATCATCCGACTTGCCGGGATTGAAACCCTTGATACCCTTGTTTGCGGGCTGTTTGGCGTTGAACAGGTAAGAATCCGACTTCTGAACAGCGGAAATCTGTTCATCCCAGCCCGACAGCTTGCCGTCCTCGCCCAGCTTGACCTTAGACATATCAAGCAGGGCTTTAACGGCCTTACTGTTCTTAGCACCCGCCGCCGTAAGCGCGGTATCAACCGCGTTATCCAGCTTCAACTGTGCCATTTCAGCGGCGTGGGCTTTAGCCTGTTCGGTGTTCTTCTTCTGAAGTTCCTCGATCTGTGCTTTCAGTTCGGCGTTGTCGCCGCTGGACTTCTTCAGATCGTTCAACTGCTTGTCTCGATCAGAAACGGACTGTTTCAGCGTCTTGTTTTCCTCGTTGACCTCGTTAAAACGGGTCTTAGTCACAAAGTCACCGTCCAGCCCGGCCATAACCTTTTTAACCTGTTCATCGGTCAGACCCCAACTAATCAAGTCCTCACGTTTCATTGTTCATACCAGCCTTTCCGTTGTTTACCGTGGGTAACGAACCACGAATTTGATCTTGTTCTTTACCGTCTGCAATACGAAAAAGACGATTCACTGTTTAACCCACAGTTGGGAGATAGGTTTGGATCACCGCCTTTCTACTTGCTGACAAACGGACACGCCATGATCTCACCCCCTTAAAATGGCATGAAAAAAGCACCCTTGAAAGATAACTTTCAAAAGTGCTTAGTTGGCGATATGCGGTTTTAATATACGGTGTTTTCCCCGTCCTGTTCGGGGGGAGAATAGGGAACGCCATCTTTAAGGGCATTCTGGATGATTTTTTCAATTTCCGCTTCATCCATTCCCATGAGGGCGAATAGCGGGAAATTTTCGTGGAAGCGTTCAACATACTGTTCAATCAGTTTTTCCATAGCGCACCACCTTTACACATTTTCAGCGATCATCTTGATTATCTCTTTGTACACGGCATAAGATTTAGGTAAATACTTCTGAATTACCGCAAGGCTTTCAGGACAAGTCATTGAAGCGGAAGTCATTTCTGCAAATGCTTCAGTCCCTAAACCAAAATCAATACCGTCATATACGCGGTTAGTCCAATATGCCGCGCCGTGTCCAACACCCAAACAAATTTTCATTCGGGTTGCCCCCTCAAGAATATCAGAAATATCACCTTTTTGCAACCAGTTAAGGTCTGAAAGTTGGTTTTGGATTGCTTTATATGCAAGCGATTTACTCATTTTGAACCAACTACTGTTGGAATAATACGCCGCTGTATTTGAATCAATCCAATTCTGATCTATCCAGTATTGGAAATCGTCTTTGTGGGCTTTCATTTCTTTATAGACGGCGTTCACCCAATCGGAAACCTCGGCTTTAATCGTTTTGGGGAACAGCCCATCTTTATAGGACGAAGAAATAAACCATTGCCCGCTTTTACCGCCCATTGGTGCGGTTAAGCAGTCAATAGCGTGACCCGATTCATGGAACGTAACAGCATACGGGGCATTATAGCTATTCCCTTTTGCATCCGAACCAATAGTAATATTGATCGTGCCGCCAGAAGCAAAGGAACGCCCATGATAATGAGCGTCAGCAACTTTGATTTGGGATTCAAAGGTGTTCCAGACTGTGCGGAGATCGTCATTTTGGCAACCATCCACTTTATCGCGGATATTATCAAAATGATTCTTTCCGACTTTCTGCGCCATATCACAATTATAGTCGCGTGGGTTAGCCTGTTGTTTTGGCTCTTCCCGCTTATAATGCTTATGCTTAACTTCAGCAAACCCGCTCTTGTCACCGTCTACAAAAGCCTTTTTCCATTCGGAATAGGTCACATCGTCCGGCACATAGTAGGTTTTCCCATCCGCTCCACGCGCCGCCCGCTCCCCTGCATCAAAGTTGTCTTTGAAGTGGGGGGCAGTAGTGGAACGGCAATAGACGTGAAACGGCGGGGCAGTAACACCCGGCTTGTAATCGCTCATCTTGAACACTTTGCCATCCAGCGAACGGCAAATATCGGAAGTATGAGAATCCAGCGTTGCCACGATCTCATATTCTTCAACGTCCAGATCATTGAAACAATCCTTTTGCGCCGCGCTACTGAAATAGGCTTGCTCGGTCATTACCAGCCGCCCGGCGTTGCTCTTAGATGTTCCCATCTTCTTTGCAAGGGAATCAATGGCCTTTTGCGGATCAGCACCCGTTAACAGATTCTTTGAAAGTTCATTGTGAACCTCTCCGATCAGCTTTGTTTTGCTGTTCCAAATGCGGGTTGAAAAGTTGTAGCCATCCACAGCCCACGGCTTAGACAATACCTTTTCGATTTGCGCTTGATCCAGCCCGGCAATATCCCAGCCCAGCCCAAAACCCTGTTGCACGGTATAAGCCGTGTGATAGTACCCGCTTGCGTAAACATCGGATAACGCTTTTTTCATCGTTCCCAACTGCTGTGCAAACATGGTTTCAAGGCTGTTCTGTGTCTGGATTTGCAGGGCTTCAAGGCGGGAAATGTGAAACTTAGAAGAAGCGTTTTCAAGTTCCTGCATCCATGCGCCGTTTATGGCGTTTTCCTTGCCGTACTTGATGTACTCTTTTACGTCCCACTTAAATTCCGCCAAGTCCTGCCCTTTAAGCCATTGTTTAGCCTGTGCAAGAGAAATACCGTTGCTGTCAGCGAAACGCTGATACCACCGCGCTATTTGGGCTTCTAACTCATTCTGCGCGGCTTTATACTGCTTCTCCATTTCCAGATAAGCAGTTGCACCCTTGCGGTTTTGAGCGGCTTCTAACTGTGTGAAACGCTGTTTCCAGTATTCCGCATTAGTCATTGTTCAGATCACCGCCCTGCTGTTGCTGTGGGGGTGCGAACGGATCATATTGCTGTTGTGCAATGCGATCCTGTTCTTTCTGTTTCTGATCTTCCAACCGCTTCATTTCGGCGGCGGGATCGTCAACCCAAGGATGATTTGCCACAATGGTTTCATCGGACAGAATACCAACGCTATCTTTACAGTTCTGGATCACTTCACCCTCATTGATGAGAACATCCCGGTTGAAGATGATCGTTACATCCTCGCCGCTAAAATCGCCCATGCCGGAGTTAGCAAAATGGGTGTTGATGAACCAAAGCAGTTCCTCAAACGCGGCTTGCAACTCGCTTTCCATATCGTTAGCGTCAAGGTCAACGTCCGAATACATGGATCGAATGTTCATCTGGTTAGGATTGCCATTCAGCCGATCATCTTTCGCGTCATAGCCCATACCGTTTTCGATAATGGCTTTTTTCAGCAGTTCAAGGATAGCTTTGTAATTCTCTGAATTGACTTGAATTTCAAGCGTTTCAACTCCGCCGTCTGCACCGTCAACCGTGCGCACCTTTACAACGCCGAACGTGGACAAGTTTTTGCGGAACTCGCCCAAGTTCGTGCCATCGTAATTTTTCAGCACAAGCACAGTGTTTCGGGGATCTTCCTGCATATTGTTTTCAAAGTCCGACAGCATGACGTTTAGCGCGTCCTGCAAGGTCTTTACTTTCTTCAGCAGGGGGATTTCACAATCATTGTACTTGATGGGGATGAGCGGCACACGCTCCCAGTTCAGGGAAATGGTATTGCCGTTTTCGTCCATCATGCTTGCATACGGGGCGGTGTTGCTGTCCGCTCCCTCTAAGTCGGGAATCAGTACGCCGCCATCCAGAATGAAGCGGTGAACGCCCTCTAAGTCGTAGATTTCGACCTTTTCAATGACAGTCGGTGTAGTGCCTTGATAGCCGATCACCAGATACAGGCGCACGGCGGCTTCAAGCTGTGTGTGTTCCGTGTCTTTCCAGAACGGCAGGATTTCATAACCGGGGAACGTCCTAAAGGCAAGTTCACCCGTTTCGGTGTAATAGGGGTATAACCAGCTAATACCGCACTCAAGAGCAAGTTTCCCGGCGTTCTTCAGGGTTTTCATAAACTTCTTGTTGAACACGTCTTTTAACAGTTCAACATACTGTTTATTCTCTCCATCAACAACAAAGGGCTTGCCCAGCAAATAGTTAGCTTTCTGATTGACCAGCTTTGCAAACTGATTATCTATCAGGCGGTTGTTTGGCACGTTGTCCACGTCAACCAGCTTCCCATCTTCACCGATCATCTGACGCTTGCGGTGTAAAATATCGTGATCGTTGTCGTAGTACAAGTGACCCTTGATCTGCATAACGCGCTGTGGGCTACCTTTCCACTTTTCAATTTCACGTTCCAAAAACTGTTTGTCGGAAATCTGCGCGCCCTGCAAAATCAGGTTTGAAACTTTGAACATCATTGAATCTACAAAACTCACGTTGTTCACCCCCTTTCCAGTTAATCAAAGCTGAATGTATCAGGCATAAGCACTTTGGTAACGGCGTACCGCATCGAATCCATACCGTGCGAAAATTCGTGATCCGGCTTGTCCGTGGGCTTTCCGTCTGTGCCTTTCGCCCAACAATAGTTATCTATCTCTTTTTTGAACTCCACGCAACGGGGATGCACCACGATTTGATAGTTTTGAATCAACTGTATGCCGTGGTTTACGCTGTCCCTACCCTTTCGGGAAGATTCAGCCCTTAGCCCCTCATCTTGCAATTCTGCAATGGACTTTGGCTCGGCGGAATCACAGATAAGGCGTTGACCACCGTACCCCATGCGCTTGATCTGTTCGGCTATGATCTTGTTCGTAACCCCCGTTTTATACCACTCATCGAAAACATAGATTTTCATAGCGGTGTTATCCACCATGCAAGCGGTGAAAGCGTTAGGATCAGTAAAGCCAAAATCAAGGCCGAATGCGGATTTGATACCGGGAATAGCCCGGATTTGGTCAACATCGAAGTTTTCAACAATGACGTTGGTGTAAATCAGGCCGTCCGCAATGCCCCAATCTCCCGCACCCTCAATGCGATAGCGGCGGGGATTGTTTTCTTTCATTTTCAAGAAAATGTTGCGGTCTGCATCATCAAGCCATTCGTTACACTCCCATGTTGTAGTTTTGGTAAACACTGTATCATCCGGCGTATCGAAAAACCGGGGCTTCAACCAGCTTGTTGCACTCCACGGGTTGAACGTAAGTGTAAGCTGTTTGAAGTACCCCGGTGGAACTTCACCACGGATTGACATATCTAGCTTGTTGAAATCATCCTCATTGCTGATCTCATAGGCTTCTTCTATCCATACCCAGCACAGAACGCCCTTATCAACGGAAATAGAGGTTATTTTCAAGCCATCGTCCAGACCTCGAAAAAGAATCTTCTGCCCGGTTGAACGCCGGGTGATCTGCATAGGTGACACGGTGCAATCAAAATACGCATCTACTCCCAGCTTATGAATAGCCCATTTCAAATCCGAAAACACGGAATCGCGCAAAGTGTTTGAAAAACGCCGAACACAAAGGCCGTTGCTCTCTGGATATTGAAACAGGCGATAAATCATATTCAGGGCAGTTGTTTTGCTCTTTTTCGATCCACGGCTACCCTTACACACACGGTATCGGGCTTTCGTGTTCCAGAAGTCCACATAGCCGCGCCCTACGGCTTTCTGTAATGAAATCTTCATTCCGCTAAGTCGTTTATCAGTGTGATAGGCTCGACTTCAACAGCAAGCCCATCCTTGAACATTCCATACCGCTTGCCAATCAGTTCAGCGGCCTTGATACGGTCTTTAGCCCCAACGTCAATATCGGAGATCGTTTGCACACCGTCACCGATCAGCTTTAGCACCTGTTCTTTGTGTTCCCCTCGCATTACAGAGGTTAGATACTCCAAAACTTCCTGTGCGTCCGCTGTTTTTGCGTTGTGCATTGCTTCAAGTTTTGCGTCAATATAAGATTTCATTTCGGCGTTGAACTTTGAAGTAGGTTTTTGTGGGTTTCGCTCATTTATCCATTCTGCCGCAAAACGGGCAGTTTTAGGCGAATACCCCGCTCGGATTGCCGCTTGTACAGCGTTGCAGTCAATCAAATATTCATCACAAAATCGCTGTTGTCTTTCGTTCAAGATATTCACCCCCTTAAAACAAAATAAGCCCGGTGAACGGAAGATCACTGACTGCCTACGATCAGTTACGATGATTCACTGGGCAAAAGAAAAAGCCGTAAAAGGTTTTCTTTTACGGCTTCTTGCATTATATATTTTATCACACTTGACACATGAAGTTCAATGAAAAAGACTGCAACTTTTTACATTTTCAAAACTTTTTCTGTGAAATCCTTTAGTGCCTGTCCGTGGATCGTGTAAACATTGCGTTCCGAACACTTCAAATCTTTGGCTATATCATCAAAGCCCTTATATTCAACATACCGCTTGAACAGCACTTTGATAAACTGCGGGTCTTTCAAACTCTGAATCTCGCCCGTGATCTTGCGCTTCAGGTCAACATACTTGTCAATTTCGGCGTTGATCTCTTGTTCAAGCATCACGATTTTCAGCACCGGGTTTACAAACGGGGCATCGCCTATACCGCTGGACGAAACGCGATCCTTGCCGTAATCAATCGCCCGAACGCACTTAGATAATTCTTCAAGATCAGCCTGTTCTTTCATCTTCTGTTCTATGATAACATCCGCGCGTTCAAGCTGTTGTAAATACTCTTTCGCTGTCACTTCTCAAACCTCTTTTCTTTGAGTAACACTCCTTTTACGAATTATCGTTATTTTTTACAAACTCATCGTTACGAATAACAGTTACGCACTATATTTACTATATATATTATATTCTTTATATTGTTGCGTTATTGTGTGACGAAGCAACAAGAGCGTCAATTTATAAAGAACTTATAAATAAATGTAATGAGTGTAACGCTATATGATAAATAACGATTCTTCAATAAATTTTTGCGTTACATCTTAAAATATCAAAACTGTAATTTCTGTAATGAATGTAACACTTTGAATCTTAACTTTCAAAGCGTCCCGCCCTGCCACTCTTGAGCGGGCATTTGGGGTGCGGCTTTTCCATCCACGGGCGAACGCCCACTTTTGTGATCTCGCACCAATAACGGAACGTCACAACGCCCGTCTGTTTGCTCTTGCAATGCAA